AGTCGCTCCAGCAACCGAGACCAATGTAGCAATTGAAAGAAAGACGTTGAACTTCATCAATGATTCCAAGGATGTTTCTTTTGCTTCTTTCTTTTCTGCACGAGCCATTAGCCACTCAGCAAATTTTGTAGTTGGTGTTTTCTTTTCTTCAATTGAAATTTCTTCTTCTGTACTCATATGATCATACCTCCCATTCCTACGAGTGCGGTATCTTCGTACCGTCGTATTTCTGGAGTGTATAAATCAAGGGCTCCTACGCCACCTGCCTCAATAGTTCTGATCGCTAATTCTGTTCCTACAATATCTGCAGCTTGAAATGCAATGATTGGGATTCTTACCAGGGGATGGAATGTAGAAAGAACTCGAAGAGGAATTAAACTCTCTTCGAACATTTGTTGTTCTAACCATTCCAACGGAGGAGTAAGCATATCTAATCCTCATCATATGATTGTTGAAGTTCGTATGATCTCTTCAGTCGCATAAGGTATTCAAACTCTGCCTCGTCTTTGACATCTGCAGATAAAACATGTCGTGCAGGTAACAGAGTTATGGTAGCTGCCGTTGCTGGAGTACCAGGGAAGAACATACGATACGAGTATACACGATCAGAAGCTGTTGGACTCATCGACCCTAATTGATTATCAGATACCTGAACAAAACTTCCCCAAGCAAGTGTGTCAACATCAACAACATATTCTCGAACACGAGCATAGATAGTTTGGTCAAATGTTAATCCTGATGTTGCTGCACTTGTAAGTCCTGCAAAGTTTCCATTGATTGCAAAACCACTTAATTCTGCATCAGTCAATGGTGATGATGTCATTAAGTCAATTAAAGTAATAGTATCTCCAACTGCCCCAGATGTATGACTAGGGTTACGGAAATCTTGAACAAAAGCCGATTTGAAGAACAATGTCTTTTCTCGCATAGTCATTCCTGCTAAGTCAAAGTAAGTTTGAGAACAAACAAATCCAGCAGGAGTTATTGCTTTCCAACTTCCATCAGTATCGGAAATATTCCAGAGTTGTTGACCGTCGACCCTGGTTATTACTACAAACTGATGTTCTTTCTGTAATGTCTTCACTTTAACGACCTCTTTCTTTCTGCTGATCTCTTCCAAGACTTTGCAGCTCTTTTGAAGAGTACCTGGTGATTACTACGAGGATGCTTCTTCTTGAGTTGCTTCAGAGTCTTTGCCATGTACTTGTTATACGCGCTTGGTGCTCGCTTTACTTTCTTAGCAACAGACTTCGCCTTCTTTGCAGTGGACTTAGCCTTACTTACTGTTTCTTTACCAGACTCGCCCAGGTCTTTTATTTCCTGTAGCAATCTGATAACTTCATCAATAGACACTGAGTCCACCTCAGTTATCTGCAGCTGTTGATTGAATCGCAATTGCCATGAAGTCCTTTGCACTGAGAGAAACAATTGAAGCGTTTACTCGAACAGTGATGTTAACGGATTGTCCAGATTGAATAGCAGAAGTCATTCCAGTAATGTAGAGTTGATCGTTAACAACGAATCGTCCATCATCGGAACCACGGCCATAGTTATCTGGGTAAAGGTCAGCATCTTGGGAAAGGAATGCATCGCTATCCAGGACAAGTCGCATGGAAGATACCAGGGCACGATCATTGGAGAATACTAATCCACCACGGTTAAGGTCAGTAAGTTGACACTGAACTTCACCAGCACCAAGAGATGCTGCAAGTGTAGAAGTTGCAGCTGTTCCTTGAACAACATAGTCAACTGAATGAATTTGAAGAGCTTGACGATCTCCAACGTCAACATATGACCCAAGGTCAATAGTTGCAAAGGTTTCAGTGGTAGCTGCAGATACAGTTACGCGTTCGGTTAGGGTAAACATGCTTGTCTTTTTTGTTGCCATCTTAATCACGGAGGTGGAGCGGGGTTTTCTCTGCTAGCAAAACGTCAGACATGTCCCCCACTCCAACCAAACCTATCATTATAGGTCTTTAAGCATATTGCACTATCCTCGCGGAGCGAAGCGGAGCCCCAGGTGTCAAACCACCCGTCCCCGCCACCACCCCTATGGTAAAGTACCCCCTATTTAGTGACACCGTAGGTTTTTGATTATGATTCACCCGTCCGTACGGGTTAATATAGTAGTGATTCATACGATAAAACATGGCGGAAAACGAAATCGACCTAAGCATGCTGACCGAACAGGAACTTTTTATTCTACTCGATGACATCAAAGTAGAATTGTCAAGCCGATCCAATTTATACAACGGTGATCAATTATGAAAGTACGCAAAGAAGTCTCCCTCACGGTTGAGACAGCAGAAGTAGCAAACAAGATGAACAACTTTAGCCAATGGGTACGCATTGGACTACGTCAATACCAGCATGGTGAAGACGTAGCCTCTGAAACCATGCGTCGCATGCGCTGGGCGAAAGCAGCACACATGCTGGCATCCACTTTACTCGAACACGCTCTCGAGATAGATCCAGATTACAAAGGCGATGTTCAAACAATCATTGCTAAGGCTATGAATCAAACAACACTTGAGGAATTTGAATGAAGGCTTGTCTGTGCTGCGGTAAAACTGGAACTTTAGACATACGGTATTTTTGGAATCAAAGACAGAATACATATGAAATGGAATATCATTGTTCAACCCTCGAGGGTGGATGTGATTTCTATCGAATTCTGCCAATGATGGCAAACAGATCAGATGTATGGCATGATGAGGAGGAAGAAGAATGAAAATCAAATGTCCATTCTGTACTTTTTCAATCAACCATTTTGCTGGTGGCCAAAAAGAGGTATTGATTAAAGCAGATATGCTTCGCTATCATTTACAATACAATTGTCCAATACATAACGTTGGATTTGTTGAAGACTATCTGATTGTTGATTAGATCCAAAGCCAAGCCATCAGAACATAGTCTGCAACAGTCGCTCCAGCAACCGAGACCAATGTAGCAATTGAAAGAAAGACGTTGAACTTCATCAATGATTCCAAGGATGTTTCTTTT